TATGTACAATCATATGTACAAAGAAAAATTCATGCCGCTGATTGTACATTTTGGAGGTATCAGAGCATAGCAGAACATGATCAGTAGGTGTATTTGTAGCCAAAGAACATTTGTACATGCAGCAATCATTACTCTATTGACACTGTTTATTCACACAGTTAAAAATAACACTGTATACAAATACAGTGTAGAGGAAATTTTATGCGTATTGAGATCTGCATAGCCAAAGAGAAAATGACTAAAATGCCAAACGGTGCTGTGGATGCGTTAAAGGAAGAATTAACTCGGCGCATCAGTAAGCATTATGACGATGTAGAAGTGATCGTAAAAGCCACCAGCGATGATGGGCTTTCTGTTACACGAACCGCAGATCAGGATTCTGCAAAAACTTTTGTTCAGGAGACTCTGAAAGATACCTGGGAGTCTGCTGACGAGTGGTTTGTTCACTAAGAAGATAAGCGAAATAGATGATTAATCATTTATATTCAATGCAGTAGGTTTGTTTTTGAGTGCTTTTACCGTTTAAGGTAACAGCGTTATAGCTCCTATCAAAATCAATTAATTGCGTTCTGGTTTTGGAGCAAAATTTTTCGGGTATCTCAATTCTTTGACTAAAACTGATCGCGTATACCCCCAATATCCCCTCTCCCGGATATTCAGCTAGTCGGGCAAGCACTTCAGACTCAAAATATCATCCCTATTGCTCCCCTTTTTAAGGCATTACCACAGCAGCGAATGCGCAAAGCGCCACAACTCCACCAAGCCACACGAAAAGCATAAAACACATCGCGCCGGTGATATAACGCTGTTTTTTTCTCGTCTGATTACCTGAACTGCTCATTGTCGTATCTCTACCGCGCCGGAAGAATCTCCACTCACGGACTTATACGGCTTATCAGCAATCGCCAGCAACCGGACACGGCTGCCATCCAGGTCATTTTTCGCCAGGGCTGTGTACAGGAACGTGTTCACCGTTTTTGGGTTAATCCCCATTTCACTGGCGAGACGACACGGACGTAACTGCCGGTAGATGTAGCCAAATATCACCACCATCTCTGACATCGTCAGCGCCCGCGCACCTGTATTCCAGAGCCATAAGTTGTTACGTACAGCATCATGTACATCCTCTATCCCTCTCACCATGTCCACATCCAATTGCAAAAAATGACGTCCCTGAAACAGGCTTCGCATTAAACGCCGCAACTGACCATCACAGATTACCAGCCAGGATTCATTATATTCTGGCGTATACCAACGATTCTCTGGCATGAAAAACTCTCTCGCCAGAATCACACTATGTTTCTTCAGCAACTGTTGCAGACCATATTCCAGGTAACGGTTCCTGGTCGCAAGTATCACCTTCATTGCAACGCCTTTAGATTCTGTCTCTGCATAAAAAAGGCAGGCAATCCCATGCCTGCCACATGTTCAATGTTACTGTCAACGATTAAAACTCAAAGTTAACACCAACGTTCCAGGAGGCATCACCATCGCTAAAGGCAACGCCAGCTTTTGCTGCTGTCTGTTCATTGAAACGATAACCAACACCCACTGCCATTGCCTGCTGGTCACTGTAACCACCAACAGCCGCAGTGGCATTGAATTTCCCCACACTGTACGGCTGGAACAAACCCGTCAGTGCCGCAGACTGCGCTGCGGCACGTTTCATCTCTTTATGATTCTCATTAATCTGGCGTTGCTGCTTGTCCAGACGGGCTGAATGTTGCTGTAAGGTACGGGTGTTAGAAGCAATTGCTTTGTTATTTTTATTAATTGATTGCGTGTTATTAGTGACACGACCATCAATGTCACCAACAGCTGCATCAATTTTATCAGTACGACCAGTTAATTTACCCAGTCCGTCATTTACAGACGCAATAGTTTTGCTGTTTTCACCAATTGATTGCGTGTTATTAGTGACACGACCATCAATGGCACCAACAGCTGCATCAATTTTATCAGTACGACCAGTTAACTTACCCAGTCCTTCATTTACAGACGCAATAGTTTTGCTGTTTTCACCAATTGATTGCGTGTTATTAGTGACACGACCATCAATGTCACCAACAGCTGCATCAATTTTATCAGTACGACCAGATAATTTAACCAGCCCGTCATTAACAGAAATTGTTTTGCCTGCACCATCAGCACGAGTCAATGTGCCATCTGAATTTTCTCCAACCAATGTTTTTGACTGAATATCATCATTAATAGTATTCACAACATCAGGTAAAGACGCATAATATACATATTGTTCCCGATTATTTGTAACACGTTTGTTTTTATCAAAAAAGACAACATCAGCATTAAGTGATTGTTTTAAGCTACTCTCTATACCCTCCCTTATAGAATAACCTGAACCACTCAATACAAATTCATCCATCCATATATTTTTATCAATTAGTTTAAGTTCAGCAGAAGCCAAAGAAACATAGCCAACCGATAAAAAGCTCAAAATGGAAGCAGAAATCATTGTTTTTATAAACCAATCACGCATGTGCTATACTCCCGAAATATTTTCCATGTACAATCAGACAGTCAACTTACACAAGATAAAACTCACGTCTGACTTCACACCTAGGATACCCAACAGTCCTCCCCAACAATTAATTTTAAATTAACACAACAATGTTTATGGTAATATCTGAGAATTATTGCCTCATGGCATTGTTTTAATCACGCTATACTCGTACTTTCGGAAATTCACCAGCCAACTACGATACGTTTTTGTATACAACGTACCGTAGTTCTCTCTACAATTTATAGCTGTACTGGAAATCTGAATCCATGCATGACGTGTGGTGCCTGTTGTGCATTTTTCCGCGTCTCTTTTTACTGGGCCGAAGCCGATGATGCTGGCAGCACCATCCCCGCCAGACTCACAGCACAAATCTCCCCTTTTCACCGGTGCATGAGTGGCACTAACCAGAAAAACCCCCGCTGTATTGCTCTTGCGGGAACACCCGGCAAAAATGCCTGCTGCACAATATATGAAAATCGCTCATCTACGTGCAGAGAATTCGCCATGTCTGGTGAGAACGGCGAAATCAATGAGGCGTGCAATCGTACAAGGGATAAATACGGTCTGACACCGATTTACCCGGATACCGGGGTCTTATCCGCTGTGCCATCAGACCCCGTCGTTCAGGTCGTGGGGGATGATGCGATTAATAAAGATAATAACCGACATCAGTAGCCGATGAATCCACATTCCAGACCCCCTGCGGATCGCATGCCAGTATCATCCAGGCCGTGTTACAGGAAGAAGGCCACGCTGGCATATCATCATTATCGGGATAGTCACACGAATCAATATAACCGTAACGTGTGCGCAGTGGTGCCAGCCTCGCCAGAATATCCATCGCGGTGGCATCATCTCCCAGTCTACGGGCCAGCAATGCCACGCCTGCACTGCCCTCCACCCAGACTCCCCGCTGTTTATTCGGGTAGCCATATTCCGGATGATAAGGCGTGTACCCTGTCGCATCGTGCGTGGCGTACCAGAATCTGTCCAGGTAAGTAAAACACCGCCGGGCTTTTTCCATATCGATATTGGACACAAACAGCCCGCCCCAGCTTGCACAGTCCAGTGGTGAGGCCTTGTCAGGCCCGGTGGTTCGCATCCCGGCATAAAATCGCCCTTCATCCTCCACCCACAGCTTTTCCATAATGGCATCCGCCAGGGCTTTCGCCTTTTCAGCGTAGCCGGTGAAGCCCACCCGCCCCATCAGGTCAAACAGAAACCACAAATCAAACTGGTGCTCCGATGTGCACCAGTCTGCTTTAAAATCAGGGTAAAAGACGCCATCCAGATACCGTCCGCTACCGGATGTATACAACCCATAACGAATATCTCCGTTGTCTGCCACTCTGAACGTTTCAATCCATTCTGCGCACTGCGTCAGTTTATCCCGGGCAACAACGGCCATTTCACCGTCCGGATATTTCAGCAGATAATACGCCAGCGCATACGCCACCCACGCTGCGTTTCCCGTCCGGTAATACTGTGACGATGTCTGCGCTGACATGCGGTTCACGAAAAAAGGCACACTCCCCTCGCTACCCCCACTACCCACAATCGCGCACAAACCACGGACAAACTGTTCCACCTGACTATTCCCCTGCGCCATCAGTGCAATAGCTGACACCGCCTGATCATAAGTGTATGTACGGTCTTTCATCACCCTTACCGTTTCATCCCCGGCATCCGATGGCATCCGGTAAGAGCGGATACACAGTGGGTCTTCCCGGACGGTTACCAGACCGTTATTTGATGTGCGATACAGTTTAAAAGACTTGGCCCCCGGCCAGCTTCTGGCGAAACTGAACGTGCCGTCACTCTCCAGTACCACCGAGGAAACCTGATATTCCAGAGTTGTGCTTGTACACATCGCAATGGTGTAGTTCTGCGGATTACCGATGCTGCAATGACCTGTGACCGGACCGGTATAGTCCGTGGTCAGTTCCTCATTGACCGTCAGCGTAATGGATTTGTCATACGCCTCCGGGGCATTCAGCGATAAAAGTTCCGCTGTGCAGGTTTCCGCCAGCGTGTGAAAATTTTCCACCCGGCTGTTGCGTTCGCAGGTGGTGAGCCTCAAATGATAGTCATCCAGAACAGACTGAACAGAAACACCTGATGTGGTACCCACCAGACCGGCACCGGCAGACTTTGCCAGGTCACGGCGAAGCACATCCGTCACATCCACCACCTGCCAGGCACCTTTCTGGATCCCTCCCGACGATTCCGGCGTTGAGTCTGCTGAGACCACTTTCGGCAGGGTCATCAGGTCATCCCAGCGGTACCAGAGTTTTGTGACGTCATCCTGAATGATGTCATTTGCTGCGGTCAGTTCACAACCGGCCTGAAACGTTCCGACAGGATTCAGTCCCAGTCTGACAAGCGAACGGTGCTGCTCCTGCTCAAAACCGTACCAGGTCCGGCGCAGAACGCCAAAACGGTCTGTCCACCATTCGTATTCCCGGTCATTCGATGCCCGGTCAAGATTACCGGCGTTGGTATACAGGACTTTTGCAGACGGCGCCCCCAGCGGCTCCGGCGTGGTTCTGCCAGACATAGTCACCTCATAAAAAGTAATCCCGCCGAAGCGGGTACAAAATCAGCTCACATCGCCGGGATACGTGGCGTTGTCATAGTCATAAAAACTGTCCCGGTATTCACGGGCTGTCACCGTACAGGTGCCGTCAGACTGTGGCGCAATTTCTTCTATCACGGCGTCATACCCCACACGTGATGAATCACAGAAAATCAACCGTGGTGGTTCAGTGACGGACGTATCCGCAAGTATCTCATCGAACGTGCTCTGGTACGGGACAGACAATCTGAACCGGCTTACTTTTACCGGCTCCAGTAACCCCGACACGGTTCCGTCCTGATAGCGTATCAGCACCCGGGGTGACGGATACGTCCAGTCAGGTGCTTCACTGAGCGTAAACGTCGTGAAACCGTTGTCGGTTTTCATCCCGGTAATCAGACACGACAGCGTAAGGTTGCCGGGGATGTCATCCGTCAGAATGATACGGTCTCCGGTGTTGTAACACAGTGCGTCCATCTCGGTGGTGGTCGTGAAGGAAAGGCGACGATGACGGTATTTCATCAGCCGCCGCATACCGATGCGGTAAGCCCTGTCACGGTCTGTGACGCCGTCCAGTGAATAGCTTTCCAGTTTTGACGGGACCGGGTTATCCGGTATCCGGCACTGCACCGTCTCTTCTGCCCATGTTGTACTGTTGATATACGTCACGTCCACGCCATCATAGTCGTCATCAGAGGGGGCTGTGAACGCCGTCTGCAGGTCTTCCGTCATTTCCTGCGGACTGATGATACCCGTCCACGGCTTCACCCCTTCATACCCCACTGACGCCATACCATCAGCAAACAGAAAATATGCATGCCCCGCATTTGTGATTTTCTGCAGCATGTTCAGCACCGAATCGCTGTCCGTGGTGGCATAATCAAAATATTCGCCGCGCGGGCGCCAGTACAGCCGGTCCATTTCATTAATCGCCGTCGCATCCATACGTAGTCCGGCTGACTTCCCGATATGGTGCAGCGCGCCGGAGATACTGCGTGGTTTACCAAAATCATAAATGCGTGTAGCCACCACATTCACCCGGCGGTCTGACTGCGCAGCCAGTTTCCCGCCCGTTTCCACTGTGATACCCAGTGTTGTGACGCCCGGATAAGAAGCCGGACGGTTCAGCAGCCTGCCCCGCAGCGCCTGCCAGTACATGCTGTCACGCGCATTATCGCTCCCCTGTTCATTCCGGCGTCGACAACGGACTTCCACCAACCCAGGCGCGGGTAACTCCACCCGCTCCGTAAACCCCAGCCCGTTCACGTTGCTGAGACTGTAGTATCCGTGGCGACTCACCCACCCCTTATCACTGCCATATATCCGGTACTGGATTTCCCACTCCACCGTATGACTGCGTTTTTTACCTTTTTTATTAAATCCGCAAATCCCGTTCGGAAACGAAAAATTCACCTCGAACATATCGACCGTTTCATTTTCCGGGCAGGCCAGAAACGGTCCCATCCAGGCTTCATTGTCATTAACACCGTCAGCCTCAAAATCCAGCACGGTTCTCGCCGTAAAACCCGGCCATTTTGTGTCTGTTGCGCCGCTGCTCAGCACCCGTCTGACCGTGACCGTACTTCCGTCCAGGCTGAGAATACGATACCTGTTCCCGGCATGAGCCACGGAAAGCCGCAGCCAGCCCTCCGGTAAGCCTGTAAAGGGCACACCCGTTGCCGTGTCGTAGGCAAGCGTAATACTGGCAGTGACCCCGCCGCTGCCGTCCTCCGCCTCTGAATGCGGTGTGTACGAGGCTATCACCAGCGTGTAGTCTGTCCCGCTGTAATTCAGGGTTACCGGCATCCCCACATAAGGCGCGATTTCTTCCAGAATATCGCCCGTGATACGACTGTAGTCTCCATCACTGGTTACCACATACGACGCCGGTACCACCAGTTGCACCGTCTTATTTTCCCACCAGGGAAGTTTGTCGGCATTTTCCAGACCGTTAAAGGTAATACCTGCACCGGATACCGTAATGGATGCCGCCAGAATGTCTGCCGACGTCGGAGCGGTCTGTGCCATATCCAGGCCGGTACCGGATGATGTTCCCCCCACCTCGGTAGAGTTGAACCAGTTCTCGCTCCGGCTGTCGCCGGAGACCACTGCTCCCGGACGATATACCGTATAACTGAAGCCTTTTCCCAGAGAAGCCACTGGCGTGGCGCCAATTCTGATATCCCCCTCTGCAAAAGAAAAACGCCCCGTCCCCAGACAAAGAAACATCTCAACCGTCATTCTGGTCGGATCGTCTTTGTCGAACCGGGTTACCGGTTGTACCACATAGTCCGGATAAATCCGGTACCGACCGAACACTTCGCGGATGGGGTCACCCAGTCTGGCGGTGTTGGCTTTTGCCGGATTGAGATCAAGACCATTACCGGAAGCAGAGGAATACCCTCCCTTATCCATATTCGACATCATAATCAGTGAATACGCTGCCACAGCGACGGAAATGCCCACGCCGATCCAGGCGATGGTGGCGGCCTCCAGACCAAACGGCACCGGATAAATACGGACATCGCTGTCCGGACGGAGGGCATAGTCAAACCATGCCTGAGGGGGAATGGATTCTCCATCAACCTCCACTGCCACCGGGTGTTTCATATCAGACCGGTATCCCCTGACATTCTCCTTCATCCAGTGGTGCAGAGTTGTGGCATCATGCTCATGTGTTTCCAGCGGCTCCCCCGGCAGGCGGGAAGGATAGATTCGGATAGTCACTGCCAGAACTCCACTTTCACAAAACGACGCATGAATCGCGCCAGCGGAATAATGGAAACATGACTTTTCGGGTTACATTCCGCCACATAAAGCAGCCCCCCCATGCAGACCACAATCCCTACATGAGTGACGGTACTCCCCGTGTAACAGGCCACCCCGGCCCCCTCACAGGGCGCACAACGCTGCAACGTCTGCATCATCCTGCGGGCTTCACGATCCAGCCCGTTATCATCTTTCGTTATTCCCGCAAAATCGGGCCAGGCAGGTAAACCAAGATCACGGCGGATCTCATTCACAATACCGAAACAGTCAAGTTCAGGGTAAATGCGACCGCCCTTCAGCCAGGTGACTGAACGGTATTTGTCAGGACTGAACATGATAAACCTCTTAACGCATGTATCTGAGCGCAGGAAAATTATTCAGGGTATAACGGTACCGGGGCCAGGCAAGATCCAGCACATTCAGATATCCGGCGGTAATCTGCACCTGCATGGCCGTCCAGTGACCTGATTTTATACTGAGGGTGTAGGGTGGTGATGCCGGGGCGGAAAGATCAGAGGAAAGGTAGTGCCGGTATATTATCGAAGCGATACTGATATCATCCAGTGCATTGCGTACCGCCGTTGACACCACCCCGTCAATGTTGCTGATCGCAAACTGTAAGTCCTGAGTACCATCGGCGTTACGTTTCGGCAGGGCAATATCCATCGCACAGGCAACAAAAGTCACCCTGCCCCCCGACTCCGTTATGGCCGTGATATCGTCATAACCGGTACAAAGAAAATACTGCTGATCACCCATGTTAATCTGCAACGTTTCAATAATCACCTCCTGACCGGATGAGGCATAAAGACGGTTCAGGATCGTCATGTTTCAGGCCACTCCCTGTTCATCGCCAGATCAATAATATCGCTGTTGCGGATAAAATCCGGGTATTCACCATACTCCCCCTCGAGAACTGCTCTTGACCATAACTCCAGCGTGGCCGAATAGTGCCAGTAGCGGGGAGCTACCAGCGTGGGTCCCTGATAAATATCAGTAAACCGGCATTTAAACTGTTGCAGATCACCGAGCGGGGTTTGCAACTGCATCATAAACCAGTTTGCACCGTCCTTCAGAACATCCCGGTACCACGCTTCAAACAGCATTGCCTGAGGGTGGGTAGTGAACGTCCAGTTCACCGTTGCCTTCGTCGGAGTGGACGTATATCTGCGCCGCTGCCGGGCTCTGCCCGATGCCATTTCTGTTCTCAGCAAAGGTGATGCCGCCTGAAAACTGTAATTTTCCATCAGGGGGAGCGGCAGGTAATCGTGTGGATAGCTGTTTTCAGTCACGTCTTACTCCTTACGCGTTCTGCCATAATAGCCTTTCAGTGCCCTGCCAAATTCATTGGTGGGAGAGATGACCTGGGCTGCCATTTCCTTTCTGATAGCCACCACAAGCTGACGGTTACGACTGTCAATCGCTGCCAGTGTTGCGTCATCCGGTTTACCAGTAAACGAGTTCTGAATGTGAATGCTTCCACCCGAAACAACCTGTCGCTCCCGCTGCACCTGTTGAACTTTTTCCAGTGTCGCATCCAGCTTCGCAGAAGTGCTGGCTGTGACAACCCGCTCCCCTTTCTGAAGTAACCACGTACCCGTTTCCGGTACGCGATCAATACCATCATGCGCCATACCAGCCAGTGTTTGCCCTGCAATCAGCGCAACTGAGGCATAACCGACTGCACGCATGGCTGTCGCTGCCGGAATACCAAGAATCATCCCGCCCTCAGCCATAGCCTTAGTGGCGGCAAGCTCTGTGTTAATGATTGCCTGTGCAACAGCGGCAGCCTTACTGGCAACGAACAAAGCCTTATATGCGGCACTCCCCTCCTGTCCCAGTCCTTTCAGTAACTCTGCGGACTGCCCCGTTAAATCAGAAAACATGGACAGGCTGGCCGTTGTATATCCATTCTGGATATCCTGAAGTTTTTCCGAATTCTTCTGGTTAATTTCAGCAACCCGATCCGCATATATCTGCTCATTAATCAGTTTTTCATCAAGAAGTTGCTTCTGCATGTCGAGCTGCTGTTTATGCCATTTTTTCAGCGCCTTTTCTGCATCAGCAACCCTGAACAACTCACTGGCCGCACCGCCAGTTTCCGGCGAGACACCGGAATATTCAGGCGCATTTTCAACAGCAGCACGGGATATTTTTTTCATTACTTCCCTGTATTCAGCACTGGCCGGAGAAGCCTCTTTCAGCAGACGCAGACGTTCCTTTGTTTTACTGAGTAATGCCTCTTCCGGTGTCAGCAATTCTTCATTCAGGGCTTTTAACTTTTCCGTCGCAGACTGCTGATCGAGAATGGCGGCGTTACGCAAAAGCGTCTCCTTTCTGATCTGCGAAATGGCAGAAAGATCACCCTGGCTAATACGGTATTTTATTTTCGCCAGTTCAGCATTCTGCCCTGACAAGGCTATCAGCTCTTTCTGCTGACTGATCAGCCTGTTATAAACATCCTCTGTCTTTTCTGCTTCCGACTTTCCACCGCGTATCTTTGGCTTATTCGCCTGGTTGTTACGCCATGCTTCCAGCGCATTGTTGATATAAGTCTGCCTTGCCGTCTGATAAGCATCCCCCACAAAACCGAGGTCATCCGCGGCATAACCCAGCCGGGCACGCTCACGCGCTTCCCCCTTCAGGCGGGACAGAGTCAGTTCACGCTCGCTGTTATTCAGTGCACCCTGCTGCTTATCATCCAGGGGTGCCTGTGGTAATCGTAACGGTACATTCACCAGCCCCTGTCGCTGCTGAAGTAATTCATTACCCAGCCCAAGCAGACGGTTAAACTCGGTATGCTGGCCATTCATCACCAGTAACGACTGATACACTTTGTTTTGTTCCGCTGCCTGTTGACGGATCAACGCCACCCGTCGCTCCTCCAGCCCGGCAAGCACATCCTGAATGGATTGCACCTTACCCTGCATTTGTGTGAGACGGGACTGTTCAACTGCCAGTTGATTTGTTGCTTCTGCAAGCCCTTCGGTGACAGTTTTTACCAACGTCATATGGTTAATCATAAAACCGTTATCGGTTGTCCAGCCCGGGTTTGCCAGGACATACTGATAGCCAGCAATTTTTTCCTGTAAGGATTTAATCTTACTTTTATGCTCGTCAATTAACCTGTTTTGCTCATCAAGTGCCTGCCGCGTCTTTTCTTCATTATCTGACGTTTCAGGAAGCGACATTGCCGACGTTTTCTGGCGAATTTCGTCGATTGTTGCGGCATACTGGCGTGCAGATTCTCTGGCCTGCTCCTGATTCTGATACATCGTGTACCAGGCCGTCACCCCCAGCATGACGAGTCCTGGCACACCACCAACCAGCCCCAGCGCACCACTTAACAGACGGCTCCCCACTGACGTAACATTATTCAGCGTTGTCTGTGCCGCTGTTCTGGCCGCAATATTACGGGTAAGTGACGCCTGGGCAGCTGTCAGCTTCGCTTCTGCTGCGGCCTGCCTTTCGGTACCGCGAGCAGCAACAACCGCCTGTTGCGCACGATAAACCGCCGCACGCGCCCTGGCGGTTGCTATCTGTGTCCCCCGAAGTTGCACTTCAGCAAGAGCCACTTCGTTTCTGGCTGCAGTAATTAATCCGGCAGTTGCAGATCCAGCAGACGACGCCATATTGCCAAAATATCGGGCTACCCCGACGGCAACCAGAGCACCGGCAGCGGTTGCCACGGTGTCAATATTGCCTGCAATACCATTCAGCACACCGGAGAGCGTCTTCGTCACTCCGCTTGCCTCGTTCGCACCACCAACCCAGGCCATAAAGGCGTTTTCAACTTTGGTTGCAGAGGATGAAACCGTATCAGGCATTGCCGCATATTCATCACGTAATGCCCCAAGCTGACTAATCAGTGCAGGAACAACCTTATCGGCGGTCAACTTTCCGTTATCCGCCATGGCCTTCAGATCCTTACGGGCAACCCCCATTCCCGCAGCCAGCGCACGAATAACACGATCGCCGTTCTCATTCACCGAGTTAAACTCTTCACCGCGCAGCACTCCCTGCGCCAGTGCCTGACTGAACTGCGTGATCACCGAACTGGCTTCTGCTGTACTGGCACCGGATAATTTCAGGCCCGTGGAGATCGCCTCGGTGACTTTCAGTACCTCCTCAGAACTGTAACCATACTCCCGCATGGAAGCTGCAGAACGGGCAAAAAGGCTGGCGTTATCAGAAAACGCCGTCCCCGTTCTCTGGCTGATCGCCATTAATTCACGCTGTGATGCCTGAAAATCATCACTGGACTGTGAGGCCTGCTTCAGACGGGCATTTACTGAATTCCACTCATCGGCGAGAGAAATAAGATGACCGGTAGCAAAAGCCCCGGCAAATGCCCCCGCCATATTCAGTGCCGAAGATTTAGCTGTATTTATCTGCTCCGTCACTTCTGCCAGTGCACGCCGCATTTCACGGGATGCAGCAGCGGACTGCCGGCCCCCGTTCTGCATGGTACGGTAGTAATCCTGCCCCATACGCGAAGCCCGGGAGATCTCTGACTGGAATGACCGGGAATTTGCCGAGATTTTAATAATCAGTTCACGTAGTGTCGCCACACTCATTCTCCGGACGAAAAAAAACCGCCGAAGCGGTTATGTTGACTCACTGAGACACTATTAAAAGCGCGTTTTCCAGTCCGGCAAATGGATCTGAGACGCCTTCTGTCTGCTCTTGTTCCCACTGAAGAAGCGCATCATTCAGTGGTACTTTAACCCCCTGCGCACCGTAAATAGCTGAAACAATCTGGGCAGCCCGGATATCAGCCCGTTCGTCCCCCAGCGGGCTGAACCTGTCAAATTCTGCCCACATCATGATTTCTGATGCGGACATTTCCCGGCGTAACTCTGACAATGTGCGCCCCATCCTGAGCGCCAGCATCATCAGAAAACGCATCCCCGGAAGCGCTACTTTTTTTTAACCTCGCCGGCATCACTGATCAGTTCCAGAGACTGCCGAAGAAGCCGCGCATGCACCGGGCCATACACGGCAATCACCTGTTCACGATCATCCTCTGAAAATACAGGTTGCAGTCCGGTATCACACAGAACATCAATGAACAGTTCAACATCTGCCTCCAGATTTCGGCGGGCGCGCTCCGCAACGGATAACGGTGTCTCATCATCTTTTGCTTTAACGATCTCCTGCCAGCGCAACCAGGCTTCTGCAGAAGGTTCCCGTAACACAACCGTTGCTCCCTCCCATTCAGGCACATCAACGGTTTTATGGCGAAACCCCGACATCGTTGCCAGTGCCAGATTACGGATATTTTTAGTCATCACATCTATCCTCATTAACTGACGGTAACAGTGCAGGAAGTGGAGGTCACCTTGTTAACAGGGCTTGCTGAATCAGAAATCTCGCAGGTATATGCACCCGCATCACCGGATACTGCGGATGCCTTACTGAACGTTGCCGCCGTCTGTCCGGAAACAGGAGATCCACCTTTCTTCCAGACATAAGAATAAGGCGGCACACCACCCGCAGCCTCAACCGCCATTTCAAGTTTCGCTCCGGCAGAAATCTGCAGCGTGCTGTTTAAATCGACCTTCACTTTTAGCGGCTCTGTCGTCAGCACAGGTTTACCTTTCAGACGCAGGGAAAACGTTGCAGCCACAACACCATTGGTTCCTGCAGACCAGGTATGCTGACGCACCTCTGCCATAAAGGTAAATCCGTTGCCTGACGGAAAAATAACTTTAAAGCCATACGTGGTGTCATTGTCATAGGCACTACGCAACGCGTTCTGGGCAGCATTGAGGTAAAAGTTGCCTGACATGGAAATCTCTGACGCGGCACCAAGACCGTTAATATTTTCCTGCTCAACAGAACACAGCGTGGTGACATCAATATCCTGCTTTTGTCCTGCGGTAAACTGCACTTCTTTGATTGTACAGCTCAGCCCAAGAAAGCTGGCAGAATCCAGGGTTTCTGCTGTTACCGGTGCAGACGAAATCATAATTTTCGTCAGTTGCGAACGCTCAAAATTAGAGGACATACTCGTCTCCTGAAAATAAAAAAACCCGCCAGCGGCGGGTGGGTAAAATCATTAACGACCTCAGGCTATTACCTGAAATTCAAGCATGGCTCTGCTCAGACGGGAATCAGGATCATAACCCTGCGTTTTAGAAATAACGGAGGGTGCCAGTTGCCTTACCGCATCAAGCGCCTGCTCACGGATATCATCTGCGTCATCAGGTACTGTTGCCCAGACATCGATCTGCACGGTAATTCTGGATTCAGCCTGACCATCAAGCACATCAGACGCAGTGTCAGAGACCACAGAAAATACCAGCCATGGCGGAGATACCGCAGGCTTTCCCTCCGTCAGCGGGACCACATAAGGATAAACCTGTCCTCCGGCCAGTTGAGACAGCAGGGAATACAGTGTGGTCTCTCTCATTTACTTAAGACCTCATCAATAGCCTGATTCATTCGCTGTATGGCAACCTGCGCCGCCAGTTCCTCTGTCGTATCAAACGCCGGACGAATGAACGGGTGAGCAGGCATGTTTACCGTTCCCAGTTCGACAAAGCGCCAGTAAAACGCATTTCGGGGATCGCTGGCTTTCATGCTGTTATCACTGTTTCCGGTTCGCAGATTTCGTCCGCGAATGTGGACTCCCGAGATAATTTCCCCCCGACGCTTTGAAGGCTGAGTGAGAACAACCACATTTTTCTTCAGTTTCCCGGTTCGCTCCGGCGCACGTTCAACAACTGCATCCCGCATA